ATTCAGATCACATTGGCACTATTGAAGTTGCCGTAGGAAGAACATAATGTCTAGACAAACAATAAATTCAGGTTCCGCTCCGATACTGTGGAGCACAGTTGACGAAGCATTTAATAGAATAAATGACAACTTTACAGAACTGTATCTAAGCGTTGGCGGTGGGAGTGCTGTTGACCTAACAGCAATTAACAGCAATATTAATCCTGGGGCAAACGAAACTTATGATTTAGGATCTCCGACTAAACGGTGGAGAGACATTTATCTAAGCGGGAGTTCCATACATTTAGGGGACGCTGTAATAACCTCACAATATGGAGCGGTCAATCTTCCGGCTGGATCTACAATTGGTAGTCTAGCACTAGACGAAAATTATTTTAAAACTATTGCTGTTCCTGGTCAGACAAATATTGTAGCCGACACTGGAACTGATACATTAACTATTGCAGCCAGCAGTGGTATTACATTAACTACTAATGCCGGTACTGATAGATTAACTATTGCCAATAGCGGAGTGTTAACTAATGCTGGTGGTGCTGGTATTACTGTCAGTGCAGCAACGGGCAATGTCACAATTAACAATGCAGGAGTGTTGTCGACTATTGCAGGCTACGGTATAAGTGTTTCAGGTGCGACCGGTAATATTACTATTGCTAACACTGGCATTGTTAGTGTTATTACTGATCCAGGGTCGGGTATTTCATTGGATACTAGTGTTCCAGGAACTGTTCGAATTACAAACTCAGCTCCCAGCGTTCCACAAAATATTTTCCAAACGGTAGCAGTTAGTGGCCAATCAAACGTAGTTGCAGATAGTACCTCTGATACATTGACGTTTGTTAATGGTACTGGAATTAGTATAACAACTAATGCTCTATCAGACAGCATAACATTTACTAACTCAGGGGTAACTAGTTTTGCAGTTTCGGGTGTAGGCCTAAACGCAAGTGCTGCTACGGGCTCTATAACATTGTCCAACACTGGTGTTACTGCAATATCAGCAGGTGATGGGATTTCAATTAATCAAAGCACTGGTACTGTAATTGTCACAAATACTAGATTTGGATTTACTTCTATTGCAGTAGGTGGTCAGGCATCTGTACTGGCTGATAATGCAACAGACACCTTGGTGTTGGTAGCAGGCGAAGGTATACAATTAACCACAAACGCAGTCAGCGATAGTATCACATTTGATGTGACTTACCTAAAAGGTTCTGTATTCTCCGACACATCAACCCTGGTGATCAACGGTGCCACTGGCACGGTGGTTGGGCCTGTGTCAACATCAAGTTTGCGTACTTCTGAAGGCGAAATAAGATTAGGTTTACGTGCCGGTGAAATTGCACAAGCACAAAATACCATAGCTGTTGGTAGAGATGCTGGATATACTACTCAAGGAATAGGTGCTATTTCAGTTGGTACAAACGCCGGTCAAAACAATCAAGGCAGCTACGCGGTAGCTGTTGGTACAGGTTGTGGCCTAGGTTCGCAAGGCAACAACGCCGTAGCAGTTGGTATTGGTGCTGGACAAACTAATCAAGGTGCCAGTGCAGTGGCTATTGGCGATGTTGCTGGTTATACTGGACAAGGTGCTAATGCCGTGGCAATCGGTAAGGCAGCAGGAGCAACCAGCCAAGCTGCTAACTCAATTGTTATTAATGCCAGCGGTATTGCACTCAACGGCGCAGCAGCTGGTTTCTATGTTAATCCTATTAGAGAAGTCACTGGACCGCAAACTGTATACTACAATCCTGCAACATATGAAGTCACATGGGGACCAATACCAGCAGGTACAGGTGGAGGTGGTGGCGGTGGCTATTATGACTTTAATGTAGCCGGTGACGACTCTACTATGAGAACAATTTTCTCTGGTGAGACTCTACGCTTTGCAGGTGCTGGCGGAATTACCACAACCACAGATGGTGAAGGCAAGGTCACAATTACCGGTCCAACATTGGCCACTGTGGCTACTACAGGCGCATACTCTTCCTTAACGGGTTTGCCAACTATACCGGCGGCCTACTCTGCAACCAGCATTGATGCCCTAAGCGATGTTGACACAACTACCAGTGCGCCTACAAACGGTCAAGCATTGATTTGGAGTTCAGCTGGAGGCAAGTGGTTGCCAGGCACAGTGTCGGGCGGTGGTGGTGGCACACTAGCATCACGAACTGCCGTTGCAGGAACAACTGCAAGTCTAGCCAATACGGCCACAGGCAACTTGACTATTACTGGATATAAAGGATATATGCTGTACAAGATTCAGACAAGTGCTGCGGCATGGGTTAGAATTTATACAGACATCGCTAGTCGTACAGCAGACAGTTCTAGAGCAGAAGGCGCTGACCCAACTCCGGGTTCGGGTGTAGTAGCTGAGGTAATTACCACAGGCGCACAAACTATTTTAATTAGTCCAGGAGCATTGGGGTTCAATAATGAAACTGTTCCGGATACCAATATACAATTAGCAGTAACTAACAAAAGTGGCGGAACAACTACCATCACCGTTACACTAACCGCTGTACAACTAGAGGCATAATATGTCAGAAATGCTGTCTTACATACAGACTAGAAAGTACATTGTTACAGTCTACGACTACGATGACCTTGATTCTATTTACGAGGAATTAGAAACCTCAGGTAAGTCTCCTCTTGGTACAGAAATACATCGCGATGTACAATGTATAGAACGCAGACCTATGAGTAGGAATACGGTTTATAGGTTAGCTGATTGGGAAGCTACTCAATTAAAAAATGATCCTAGAGTAAAGGCAGTTAGCGTACACCCAGATGAACTAGGTATTAAGGCAGGTACTAATACTATTACTCAAACCAGTTCCGCCTGGGACAAGTCTTCCGGTACTTCATCTAATATGAAGAACTGGGGGTTGTTGCGATGCGCCGAAGGCCAACAGCGTACAGGATGGGGCGGTACTGGATATCAAGGAAACGGATCAGGTACTGCTGCACAAACGGGTACTATTGAACTAACTCAAACTGGTCGTAATGTCGATGTTGTAATCTGCGACACTGGCCTTCCAACTCAAGCGCATCCAGAATTTGCCGTTAATGCAGATGGCACAGGGGGATCGAGAGTTATAAACTACAATTGGTATCAACACAATCCAGAGGTAACTGGCGGTTCTGCGGGCACATACAATGTAGGGTTAATCGATCCGCACGGTATGCACGTAGCTGGAACTGTAGCCGGAAACACGCAAGGATGGGCTCGCAATGCTACAATCTACAGTTTGTACTACGACACTGGTAACAGCGGCAATTTTAGTTTGGTATTTGATTATGTGCGAGCTTTTCATAGAAACAAGGCAGTTAACCCTACAACTGGTCGAAAAAATCCCACAATTGTAAACAACAGTTGGGGAGATAGTATATTTCCCGGAGAATGGTCGTTAACTGACATTACCGCAGTTACTTATAGAGGAACTAGATACAGTCCAGGTGGAGCCACTACCTTTCTAGGAACCAGCGGTGTTTGCACAAGTTCAACTAGATTGGCAAATTTATTGGGATTAGAAAATTTTGGTAATAGAATATCCACTTCGGGCCCAGTAGGTGCCACAGGTGGCACTATTAATACAAAACCTGCATCGTGGACTTTAGAATCAAATCAATCAGCGTACCTTTTAGGTATAGCTCCCCCAGACGCAACTTATATAATAACATTAACTACTACAGGTAATAATACCACAATAAGAGTTAAAAACGATGTTGCTTCAGGAGGGCAAACTGGACAAACTAGTTTGTCTATGAGCATACAGATTGTTAGACAAAGTGATAACTCTGTAATAACTTCATTTAGTCAAGGGCCGTTTACCTCAATTGAAGGTGGGGATGTTAGTGCTGTCATTGATGAAAACGTAATATTACCAACTACTGGCAGTTATACTATTACCTATACAACAACATTAGATGTTAGTCAGGCTAGCAATCCACTGACTGCATTTGCCATGCTATGTACAATTACGCAAACACCAAGCGGCAGCGAAGCGGCCACTGTTAGCAGTATTACAAACAGCTTATTAGGAGCAGCAAGTCTAACAGCATCAACTACTCCTACAGTAGGAAGCAACGACGACGGCTACTGGACATTAGCTTTACCTTTTAATATTACCTACCTAGGAACTACATACAATACATTATATCCTAGTACAAACTTTTATCTAACATTCGGTGGCGGGTCAACCGTATGGAGTGGCGTTAGCATCACAAATCCTGCACTACCTAAAATAATGTGGTGCGCACAGGACAATTCAGTACAAAGAATATATTATGGAACAGAAGGCGTTGCTCCAAACAGAACATTTAGAGTGCGACAAGAAGGTACTTCAACTACATCAGGTACAGTAGGAAGCCCTACAATGGTGTGTGAATGGACATTCTATGAGAATGCTCCTAGTCGAATAGATCTTCAGACTGGCGTTAACAGCGCCAAGACCACTGGCGGTGGATTCACTACTCAACAACTTAATGCCTGGGGATTTATTAGCGGACAACGTATTCCCTTAAGAGTATCTGCCTGCGATGATGACATTGAGGATCTTTACAACGAAGGTATTATTATGGTTGGTGCAGCTGGTAACGGCCGGTGGAAACATGATGTACCAGGAGGTGTTGATTGGAATAACACATTTGAAATGGCTGTTAGGTATCCTGCTAGTGTATTACAGCCCTACTATACTCATCGGGGAACAAGTCCTACAGCCAACGATAATTTAACTTATGGCACACACAATCTACCAGCAATATGTGTAGGCGCTGTTGATACTATTCAAATTGATCAAAAGGTATTGTTTAGTGATTGTGGTGCAGGCGTTGACCTATTTGCGCCAGGCACATATATTGTCAGTGCATTACCCAGCGGTACCGCTGATCCTAGAAACGCCAGTTATTTTATTGGCAAATATAGCGGAACCAGTATGGCGAGCCCGCAGGTATGCGGTGTGTTAGCCTGCGCATTAGAAACGTATCCAGATATGAATCAAGAAAGGGCCAAAGCCTATATAACAGCCATTGCCAAATCAGGACAACTTGTAGCAACATCGGGCGGGCCTACAGACGGGCAAGATTTACAGGGTGCTCCTAATTTATTTTTATATTACAAAAAAGAACGTGAAACTAGCGGTAATGTATTTCCAAAAATCAATTATAAACCAAGGCCTACAACAGGATCAGTTTATCCTAGGCCTAGAATTAAACGAACATTATAACGGGTAAATATACTAAAGAGAGCGGAATATGACAATACAACCAATCAATATCGGCAATGCGGTTAACGACGGACTAGGTGATGATCTACGATCAGCCTTTGAAAAAGTAAATTCAAACTTTGCAGAGCTAGCTGCCGGCATTACTGTAACTGCTAGTAATCTAGGTGGCGGAACGGGAGTATTTAAAAATAAGGTTGGAGTTGATCTACAGTTTAAATCATTAGTAGCCGGCACTAAAATGTTCATTGATGAACTGACTAATACTATTGTTATTAACAATCAACAGCCCGACGGGTTTGCTAGGATTGACACTGACCTCGGTGTTGTTAATGCTAGCGATCATCTTAATATCACGTTAGAAGGTGGGGACAATGTTAACGTGTCTGCTGTAGGTTCAGTAATTACTGTCGACACAAATTTAGATCTAAATCAAATTATTAACGGGTTTGATTTTGGCTCACTAGGCAGTAATTTTTTATATTCCCCTCAACTTGCACTTGCCGCTGCCAATGTAGACTTTGGTACAATCACAAATCCAGGGACAATTAATTTAGACCTTGGTGTTTTTTAAGGATATAGATTTGTGGCTATAACTTGGATCACTCCTGCAGGTAGCTTAGGAATACTCGTAGAGAGAAACACTCTAGAAATTCCCGTGCTTG